TGCTGTTGAGCCTGTATTTTCAGGTGCAGTAGGAGCCGACAGAGTCCCACCAATGTTTGAAAGGTATTTCACTGGCCTTAGAATTAGTGGACCCGGTAATGTAGCCATCAAACGGAGTTAACCTAATGGGAATTTCTAGTTATCCAGCAGCCATCATCATCACAGACACCAGTGCTCATACTGGAAGGTTTGGGAAAATCACTTGTTTAACAGATTCAACTGTTACGTTAGTTTCTCCAAATGTAACAAAAAATGGTTCTTCTACTGTTTCTGGAATTGAGTTAAAGGCAAGTACAGAAATCGAAGGGATTTTTACAAGCATTACTCAAACAAGTGCTGGTTCTGTTATTGCTTATCGGATCTGATGGCTTTTGATACGGCAATAGCAAAAGTATTAAAAAGGGTTGCAGAAATACCCGGTATAGGAGAAACCATTACTTATCAAAGAAGAAGTGCTGGTTCTTATAACGCTGCATCTGGAACTGTTAGAGAATCTTTGTCGGATACTTCTTTGAAGGGTGTTTTTGAAGATGTTAATTTAAGAGAAGTCACAGGGCTTGTTCAAGCAGATGACAGAAAATGCACTATTGCTGCGGACTCAGTTTCTTTTACTCCTAGTGTTGCCGATAAAATAGTTGTTTCTGGTAAAACATATCAAATTATTAGAATCAAATTAAATGAACAAGCAGGAACTAATCTGAGCTATGTTTTTTATTTAAGGGGATGACTAAAATAATAAAGCTGGATGATTTAGGGGCGTATTACGAAGATACTGTTACAAGTTTGTTAAGAGGCACAGTTTTAGAATTAGGCATCGCAATTAAGAAAGCAAGTCCCGTTGACAGTGGGCGTTTTCGTATGAGTTGGCAAATAGGTCAAAACAGTACAGAGGCAGGAATGCTTAAGCCTGCACCTGAAAGTTTTTACCAGAAACCAAAGCCTCGCACTCCTTTGTTTGTCGATCAAGGAGATGGAAGGATGAAAACAGTGGGTTACAGGTCAGGATTTGAAAACATTGGAAATAGTTATTACCTCCACAATAATTTGCCATACGCTGAAGCTCTTTCTTATGGCACCAGTTTGCCTCCGTCATGGAAAGCAGCAGGAATTAGAGGAAGCGATCAAGCACAAGTTGGATGGTTAGATTTGATTGCAAAAGCCCAACTAAGAAAAACTAAATCTAGACTTGAGCATATACGGAGGAAAGGCTAGTGGCAGCAATCGTTCTTAATGATGTTCGTCAAGTTATTGAGGAACGAGTTACAGCAGAGCTTAAAAAAGCTCCGACTATTCCTGTTGTTTTTAACAATGTCCCTTATACCCCAACAAAAAACACATGGGTTCAATGTTTAGTTAATTTTGGAAGCAATACTTATTTAACGCTTGGGGGAACAACAGGTTCGGCAAATATGATTGATGGAATCGTTGTGTTGAATATATTTTCTGAAATAGGGCTTGGAGCTGGAGCTAATTTGGAAGTAGCGTCCAGACTCAGAAATTTATTTAACAGGGTTAGAACTTCAGGTGTGTATTTTGATGCTGCCAACGGGCCTGATATTCAAGAAACGTCTTCTCCACAGAATTATTTTCAATCACAGATTAGAATAACTTTTGAAACTGTAGAAGAACTTTAATGCCCCATCTAACAGAAGAACAACTTGACGCTATTGAAGCGGTCAAAGGAAAGAGGAACCCTGCTTTATGGGACCCACGCTGTCAGCAATACCTTGATAGCAAATCAAAAACACAAGAATCTGTTTCTAAGACAGAAAAAGGTTAAACTCTATTCATTGACCCCTTTTTTTTAAATGGCTAATTATCGAGGAGAGGAAGGCTCTGTAAAGTTTAAAAACGCAGCAGGTACAACCGAAGCTGTTGTTCAAACGACAAGCTGGACTCTTGATCTGGCAAAAGAAGTGCTAGAAACAACCGTTCAAGGAAACACTTCTCGTACTTATGTAGGTGGATTGATTTCTGGATCTGGCTCCATTGAATTTAATTACACAGCCGCAACAGGTAACGAAACAAAAAACTTAATTGATGATGTTTTGACTACAGAAGACGCTGCTGATGCTCTGTTTGAGCTTTACATTGATACATCCGGATCTAAAAAATGGTCTTTTTCTGGAATCATTACAGGAGTTAGTGCTTCAACAACAGTTGGTGAATTAACTTCTGTTTCTGCTACATACCAAGCTAGTGGTGCAATTACTTCTGCTGTCTAATATATAAAAAGATAAAATCACTTAAACATGGCAGAATCTAAAAAACGTGCAGTTGACTTGTTGACTAGCACGTTCGATCTTTCTCATAGGAAAAAATATACAGTCAAAGACGACAATGGAAATGCTTTGATTGATCTTTATTTCCGTCCCATAACTAGGTCAGATAGGAAAGTAGCTCAAGAAGCAGCCGGAACAGACGAAGCCTTGGAAATTAGTACCCAGATGCTTGTCCAAATAGCGGAACTCAAAGATGGAAGAAAAGCTTTCGATGCTGGAGATGCTATTAAATTACAAAGGGAATTACCAGAATCAGTTCTAAACGAGATTGAATTATTTTTATTTGGGATAGGCGGTGACGCTAATTTAAAAGAAGCAAAAAAAGACTAAGGGGGGATAGCTGGTTAAATTTTGAGTTTTTCCTTGCAACAGAATTAGGAATGACTGTTAGCAGGCTTCGATTGGAATTATCGGAGTCGGAGTTTATTCATTTTGCTGCTTTTTATGAGAATAGAGGAGAAGATGAAAGACGAGAAATAGAAAAGTCAAGAAGAAAACGGTAGAATAAAAAGAAGTTTGTGATTAAGCGTGGCTGAAGTCCCCGTCGTTCTGAAAGTTGTAGCGGGTGGGGCCGTTAGTCAATTAAGGCGTGTTAATCAGCAAGCAAAAAATTTAAGTAGAAGGTTTAAAGAAACAGCAAGATCGGCGTCTGGTATAACTAAAAAATTAAACGGATTAAGTGGAGTACTCGGTCGATTAGCATTAGCGGAAGCAGGAAGAAGGGCTGTCGCTGCTGCTGCTGATTATGCAGCCTTGCAACAAAGAATTTCATTGTTGACTTCAGATTATGGAGAGAATGCGGCGGCGTTAGAAGTAGCAGCAAAAGCAGCAAAAACCTTTGGATTAAGCCAACGGGAAGCAGCAGGTGGAGTAGCAGACATATACGCTCGTCTTCGTCCGATGGGTGTTTCGTTGGAGGATATAGAAACCACCTTTGTTGGATTTAATACGGCGGCAAAACTATCAGGAGCAAGTGCTGTTGAAGCTGCTGGAGCCTTTAGGCAGTTATCTCAGGCATTAGGCTCAGGTCGATTACAAGGAGATGAATTTAGAAGCATTTCTGAACAGATGCCAGCCATTATGACGGCGATCAGTAAAGAAATGGGACAGCCAGTAGGAAAATTGAAGAAGCTGGCATCAGAAGGACAAATAACAGCAGATATTGTTATTGCTTCGTTAGAAAGAATTGAAAGAGAAGGAGCAGGAAAGATTGCGTCAATTATGGAAAATTCTCCAGTTCAGAAGATGAAAGATTTACAGAATGAGATAGAAAAATTACAGATAGCAGTTGGAGATAACTTAATACCTGTAGCGTTGCCATTAACCAAATTATTAACAACTTTGTTGATTGAATTTAATAAATTTAATCCAGCAGTAAAAGGAGGAGCTATTGCGGCACTTAGCTTAGCGGCTGGAATTGTTGTTGTTATTCCATCTATAGTAGCTTTAAAAGCAGCGTTAGCAGGGATAGGAATTGCACTAGCTCCTCTTCTTCTTTTTGCTGCTAAATGGGCTTTAATTGCTGGTGGTGTAGCTGCTATTGGTATTGGGATTAGTCGAATAGGAAAAGAAGCGAGGGATGCAAAAAAAGAATTTGAGGCGTTATTAGGGACAGGAAGTTCTACCGATTTAATTAAAAAACAGGAAGAATTAACTAAACAGTTAGATAAGTTAGTTCAAACTCCGGTTTCGGGAACTGGGAGAGCAAAAGCATCAGCAGGAAGAGAAAAACAAAGACAAATAAAAGTACTACAAGACAGAATCAAAACATTAGAGTCAGAAATACATAATAAGCAAATGCTAGAAAAGGACGAAGCTAAAGAAGCGTTTCTAGCCTCTAGAACACCGGAGAAAATAGCAGAAGCAGCAAAGGCAAGGGCAGCTTCAGAAAAGGCAGCATTAGCTCCAATAATGGAACAAACAGCATTACTAGAAGCCCAACTAGCAGGAAAAGAACAAGAGTTTTTATTAGAACAAGAAATTCAAAAATTAATATCAGAGGGTGGAGAAGCAAACGAAGAAGCTATAAGGGCTGCTGTCAAGAAAAGAGAAACATTAAAAGAACAGGTAGACGCAGCTAAAGAATTGAAAGGAGTATTTCAAGAGTTAGGTACAGAAATAAAAGATTCAATGGTTGAGGGGCTTAAATCAGCCATAAAAGGAACGCAGTCATTAGGAGAAGCAGTAAGTGGAATCTTAAACAGGATTAGTGACAAATTATTAGATATTGGACTTAATTTTGCTTTAAGCAAGCTTCCATTTATGGCTAATGGTGGTCCTGTTAGTCGTGGACGTTCTTATGTCGTAGGAGAAAAGGGACCGGAGGTTTTCACTCCAAGCAGATCAGGAGCGATTGTTCCGAATGATCAATTAGGAGGAGGATCTACTTCTGTTGTTGTTAATGTTGATGCTTCTGGTTCGTCAGTTGAAGGTGATGCAGGGCAAGCTGAACAACTAGGAAATGCTATCTCTCAAGCTATACAATCAGAATTAATGCAACAAAAACGTCCAGGAGGACTACTTTACCGTTAATCATGGCAACCTTTAATGATACTGATTTAAGTACTACAACAGGTGCTACAACGCCTAGTTACAACGCTTCTAGGTCAAGTACTCCTAATACAAGAATAGTAAAATTTGATGATGGAAACTATGAGCAGCGTTTAAAATTCGGTTCATTTAATAATGATCCAAAAGAATGGTTTTTAAGGTGGAACGTTTCTAAGGCTGATGGAGATAAGATTGAAAATTTCTTTTCAGCCAGAG